CTGTTTGCTCTGGATGGCAAGAAAGCAAATCTCAGCAGCAATGATGTTCAACGTAGGAATCGTATTATTCAACTCCTCTCGGATTGGGGTTTGATTACTATCTCCGTCAAGGAGTCTGTTGCTGACGTAGCACCACTGAGTCAGATCAAAGTTCTGTCTTTTAAAGAGAAAGGCGAATGGACTTTGGAGAGTAAGTACAACATTGGTAAAAAGAAAACGGCGTGAAGATTAGAATAGTTCATGAAGATTGTGATCCAACCGCAGCGCAAGACAGAAGTCTTCCTCACACTGCGTACCTAGTAGCTTATGAGGATGATGGCATAGTCAAATATGATATTGCCATCTCCTCTAAGAAAGTGGAAATCTTTGACCACTACTGGGACAAGTATCGCAGTGTTGTTTCCATGAAGCAAACAGAAGGCAGGGTGAATCCTAAGCTTTGGTCACCTAAATAATTCTGTCGCTTTTCGTGCGCGACACGCTACATACGGAATATACGCTACTTTTGTGGGGGTTTCACGACCCCCACTTTTTTGTCTTTTTTGTTATATAATTGTGGATGCCGTAAGGGTCCTCACAATCTAGTCTCGCTTTTAAAGGAGAAGTACAAATGGACATTACCAAATGGACATCGAAGGATGTCGATAAAATTTTTGATGCTGTAAACAGATACAGTGTCGGATTGGACGATGTGATTTACAGACTGTATTCATATGGTCACAATCACCCAGGAGGTCAATACCCACCCTACAATATCGTGAAAGAATCGAATATTAAGTGGCGTATTGAGATGGCACTTGCTGGTTGGGATAAGGATGAGATTGAAGTCACGTTGGAAACAAACGTCCTACTAATCAGTTCCAAGGCAGCGAAGGACACCAAGGAAGAGGAGTACATGCACCGTGGTGTTGCGACGAGAACCTTCGCTAGAGGATTCAACTTATCTGATGATGTTGAAGTTAGTGAAGTTACATTCAGAAATGGATTGTTAACGATCAATCTTCAAAAGGTTATTCCAGAACATCAACAGCTTAAGGTATTTGAAATTAAATCCTAAATAATCGCTGGGTCCTTGACAAAGGTCGGGGACCCTTTTATAATCTTATATAAAAGTATTCTTAGGTATGGTTAACGCAGAAAGAGTTAAAGTTGTAGTTCTCATGAATGGTGATAGCGTCATCGCTGATCTCCAAGAGGCAGTTCATAAGGACACTGGAGAACGTCAAGCTTGGGTCTTTAACTACCCATATAAAATTGAGTATGATAATCCCAAACTTGAGGGAACTGGGATTGTAATGGATCCAGATGTTAAAGTTTACTATCAACCATGGAATCCTTTGACAACTGATACTCAAATTGCAATCAATCCCAATTATGTGGTTACCATTATGGAGCCACAACCAAGTCTTCGTGAGACTTACATTCAAAACGTTGGTAAGATGACTGGTGATGTCGAATGAGTGTAAAACTTTTATTGTTGAAATCTGGTGAAGAAGTAATCACCGAAGTTCGTGAGATGTATGATCCCGATACAAAACAACCTATCGGATATCATATGCACAAACCATTTAGGTTGGAAATTGTTTCCGATGTTGATGGTGGAATTGTTTTTAATAGGGATCAGGGATATCAACTCCATTGGTTTCCCTGGGCACCACTGAGTAAAGATAGAGATTTTTTCCTCCCTGGTCATCATGTATTAACTGCATACGATCCTCTAGATAGTATTGCAAATCAATACTTATCTGCCATCTCTGAACAGAACTATGAGAAGAACTTCAAAGAGCATGAGAGCATGATTGCTGGAGAAGTTGGTGATTTGGATATGGATAAATTATTTGAAGAAGCAGAAAAATTAATGGGAGATGAAGATGGAAGTGATGATTGTAGTTCTGAAGAACGGGACGCATCTAGTATCGAGAGTTGAGCAACTGGACGAAGAACCAGCTTGCCATTTGCAAGAGCCATATCAGGTAAAGGATGATGGAACCCTGAGTCCTTGGCCACTTTGGACAGTGGACCAGGACATCTTGCTTTATTCCGAAACGCTTGCTACAATAGTAGAACCTACGGATGAGATCCGTAAAAAGTATGAGTCAGTGACTAAATGAGTTTCTACACCAATGTTCAACTGGTCGGTGACGACCTTCTCTACCTTGGATATGAAGAGGGACCTGGCGGTCTTCTTGAGCGAATCCAAAGGCAAGTGAAGTTCTCACCGACCCTTTTTGTCACTACTGATAAAAAGACCAAGCACAGAACTCTTGATGGTCGCTATGCTAAACCTGTTCGTTTTGAATCTGTTCGTGAAGCACGGCAGTTCATTGAACGGTATCGTGATGTAGACGGTTTCGATGTTCATGGGTATGACAGATATCTCTATCAATTCATCTCGGAAGAGTTTCCTGGTGAAGTTGATTACAATATCAAGACTCTTAAGATTACGTCTCTTGATATTGAGGTGGCATGTGAAAATGGCTTCCCTAACGTGCAGGAGTGCGCGGAACCGCTTCTTTCGATTACAGTACAAGACTATTCAACGAAGAAGATTAAAGTATGGGGGACACGTCCATACGACAATTCTCGTAAGGATGTTGAGTATATCTTTTGCGACGATGAGGAACATCTTCTTGAGTCTTTCCTGGCTTATTGGGGAACTTCGTTTCCAGATGTGCTTACGGGATGGAACGTGGAGTTGTATGATATCCCGTACATTTGCGGACGTTTGGAACGTCTGTTTGGGGAGAAGAGGATGAAGCATATATCCCCGTGGAGGATTGTCCACCGCGAGGATATGGAGATCAAGGGTCGTCAGCAGATCATCTACAACATCTATGGTATTAATGTGCTGGACTATCTGGATCTCTACAAGAAGTTCACCTACACCAACCAAGAATCCTATCGCCTTGATCACATTGCAAATGTAGAACTCGGTGAGAAGAAGTTGGATCACAGTGAGTTTGAGAACTTTAAGGAGTTCTACACTCGTGACTGGCAGAAGTTCATTGACTACAACATCAAGGACGTGGAACTTGTTTTGCGCCTTGAGGAAAAGATGAAACTGGTTGAGCTTGCTATTGCCCTTGCATATGACGCTAAGGTCAACTTGAAAGATGTGTACTTTCAAGTACGAATGTGGGATACTCTCATATATAATTTCTTGAGGGATAAAAATCTAGTAGTTCCTCCCGCAAAACGCAGCGACAAGAGTGAAAAATACGCAGGAGCATACGTCAAGGAACCGATTCCTGGAAGGTATGATTGGGTTGTGTCTTTTGACCTTAACTCTCTCTACCCTCATCTTATTATGCAGTACAACATCTCGCCAGAGACCCTTGTTCAACAGAGGCATCCCTATGCAACTGTTGAAAGGATCCTGAATCAAGAGGTTGACCCTGATCCTAGGTACTGCTTGTGTGCCAATGGTTCACAGTACCGCAAAGATGTGCATGGATTCCTGCCCGAAATGATGCAGAAGATCTATGATGAACGTGTTCAGTCTAAGAAGCTGATGCTCGCTGCCAAGCAGGAGTATGAGAAGAATCCTTCCAAGGAAATCGAGAAGGCAATCAGCAAGTACAACAACATTCAGATGGCTCGTAAGATCCAACTGAACAGTGCTTATGGTGCCATCGGTAACCAATACTTCCGCTACTATAACCTCGCTAATGCTGAGGCAATCACCTTGTCTGGTCAGGTGTCGATTCGCTGGATCGAAAACAAAATGAACCAGTATCTAAACAAATTACTTAAAACGGAGAACCAGGATTATGTTATTGCCAGTGATACTGACAGCATCTATCTCTGTCTTGATGTACTCGTTAATCGCGTATTTGATGTACAAGATGTTCCTAAAGAGAGGATTGTCAAGTTTCTCGATGATGCCTGTCAAAATCAAATCGAACCCTTCATCACAAAATCATACGAAGAGTTAGCCCAGTACGCAAACGCCTATGAACAGAAGATGTTCATGAAGCGTGAGAACATTGCCGACCGTGGTATTTGGACTGCCAAGAAACGCTACATCTTGAATGTGTGGGACAGCGAAGGTGTTCGCTATGCCCAACCTAAACTCAAAATGATGGGTATTGAGGCAGTCAAATCCTCCACTCCTGCCCCTTGTCGCAAGGCAATTAAGGAAGCCCTGACAATTATCATGTCGAAAACTGAAGAAGACCTTATATCTTACATAGATAGTTTCAGGGATGAATTCAATTCGTTACCGCCCGAAGATGTTGCGTTTCCGAGGTCGGTCAATGGACTATCAAAGTTCAAGTCCCATGCAACCGTGTATTCAAAGGGCACCCCTATACATGTTCGTGGCGCGTTGCTATATAATTTTTATGTCTCTAAAAAGAAACTTGAATACAAATATCCACTGATTCAAGAAGGTGAGAAGATCAAGTTTCTATATCTACGGCGTCCAAATAAAATCAATGAGAATGTTGTTTCGTTCCTCAACACGTTCCCTACGGAACTGGAACTGGAGAACAGCATTGATCGTGACGCTCAATTTAAAAAAGCCTTCCTAGATCCTTTACAGATCATTCTCGACGTGATAGGATGGAAGACAGAGAAAGTGTCCAATCTTGAGTTTTTATTTTCATGAATTTTTTACAGGATATCGTAAAGGAAATTGACAATGAGTATGCAGGAATCCTCGCAGAAGGATCAGTCGGAGACATCGGCGGCTATGTGGATAGCGGCTCTTACATATTCAACGCTCTCGTTAGCGGTTCTATTTACGGCGGCATTCCTTCTAATAAGATCACCGCAATCGCAGGGGAATCTTCCACTGGAAAGACCTTCTTCTGCTTGGGCATGGTTCAAAGTTTCCTTGCCAACGACCCAGAAGCAGGTGTTATCTACTTTGAATCTGAATCAGCAATCTCAAAATCGATGATTGAGGAGCGAGGCATTGATAGCTCTCGCATGATGTTGGTTCCCATTACCACTGTTCAGGAGTTTCGTACCCAAGCGATTCGTATCCTCGATAAGTATCTGGAGCAAAAGAAAGATGATCGCAAACCTCTGATGTTTGTGCTCGACTCTCTGGGTATGCTCTCTACCACCAAGGAGATTGAAGACTCTGAGGCAGGCAAAGAGACTCGTGACATGACTCGTGCTCAGGTTGTCAAGTCTATCTTCCGTGTGCTGACTCTCAAGTTGGGCAAGGCAGGTGTTCCTATGCTTGTGACTAATCACACCTACGATGTCGTCGGTGCTTACGTTCCCACCAAGGAGATGGGTGGTGGTTCTGGTCTCAAGTATGCTGCTAGCACTATCATCTATTTGTCCAAGTCTAAAGAGAAGGATGGTAAAGAAGTAGTTGGTAATATCATCAAAGCTACTGCTGCCAAGTCCCGTCTTACTAAAGAAAATTCTAGAGTAGAAACGAGGTTGTTCTATGACTCAAGGGGACTTGATAAGTATTATGGACTACTGGAGTTGGGTGAGAAGTACGGAGTATTCCAGCGCAAAGGCAATCGTGTCGTTGTTGGGGAATCCTCTGTTTATCCTTCTGTTATTCTTGCTGATCCCGAGAAATATTTCACCCCCGAAATAATGGAACAGATTGATTGGGCAGCAGGTCAGGAGTTCAAGTATGGAGCTGATAAATGAAGACAGTATTGTTTCCTTCTGTTGCTAGGAAATACTTTGTCGAATTTGATAATGAGATTAAGCAAAGTATTTCTGACTTGTATTCCAAGTTTAAGTTTGAACAACCCCGACCATTTACTCTATATAATAAGTCCGTAGAAAGTTTGCTATCTCTGTACTCAGATGTATTGCAAGAGTTCTTGGAAGAAGTAAATCCTGATGGGAGTGCAACGATAACAAATGTACGTTTGGTTGTTCTTGGTTCTGGTGATCAGCTTGATAGAGATTGTAGTCTTCCTGGACACTATAGCGCGGTCCACTATGTAAAGTATGACGAAACACGTCACCAAGCAGATCTGTACTACCATCCGTCCTACGATCTGCTAAACTGTTTGAGACCAGATCTTAAATCTGATGAAATGGATCCCGTCTCTGGGGTCTGGGTGAAAGAAGGGGATCTAGTTATCTATCCTTCTTACCTGCATACATCTTCTCCGAAGAATCAATCTAACGAGGAGAGAATAACTTTGATGTTCACGTTTGTAGTAACTGAGAATGACAGTAGAGAATCTGGTTCTGAAGAATCTCCTGAATGATGAGGAGTATCTAAGAAAATCGCTTCCTTTCATAAAGTCTGAATACTTCAATGATTCTGGTGAAAGGAATCTGTTCCAGATTATTCTGAAGTATTTCACTGACTACAATGCCACTCCTTCTAAGGAGGCTTTGGAGATTGAAGCAGGGAACCTTAGTAATATTTCAGACGACCAGTACAAGGGTCTTCTGGAGTATATTAAGAGTATCGATGATGAAAAATCTGATCTGCAATGGGCATTAGACACTACTGAAAAGTGGTGTAAAGAACGTGCCATTTATCTTGCGCTGATGGAGTCTATCAAGATTGCAGATGGCAAGGATAGTCTTAAGGGACCAGAGGCAATCCCTAGCATCTTGAGTGATGCTCTCGCGGTATCGTTTGATAATCATATTGGACACGATTACATTGAGGACTATTCTGAACGTTATGATAGTTATCATAAGGTAGAGTCTAAGATTCCTTTTGATATTGAGATGCTCAACAAGATCACCAAAGGTGGTCTACCTGCAAAGACTCTGAACATTGCTCTTGCTGGCACTGGTGTTGGTAAGTCTCTGTTCATGTGTCACATGGC